CATTGGATGCACCCGATTGGCGGGCTCCGATTATCCCATGGACACAAAATTTCTGACGCTCTCCTCTTCGGCCGTTCACGGAAAGTCTCAGACCGTACAGATGGCTTCGGTCCGTCTGCTTGCCATAATCCGTACCTGACATTACTGGACAGGTGAACGACAACTACGGCGGCCCGGACATGAAGTTGCATTTAGGAGCGCTATCTAACACAGTGACCCAAGGCCCTCATAGCGGTACGCATCCCAACGATTTGTTCTACTTTGGCATCCTGAGTTTTCAGGCAAAATTATCAAATGCGACTTACGGCGCATCGTCGACCGTGCAGCCTGCCTCCCTGCGCTTGATGCCAATCATTCGCACCTGACATCAGCGGATGTGCCACGCTTATCGCCAGCTTCGACGATGGGACTGTGGCGGGCGTTTTTGACCGCACAAAGAACCCCCCCCCCGAGCCAATGAAATGGGTGAGATTGGAAAGGCCAACTATTCATCGCTCTGGTTTGCCGCCTCTCGCTCCAACGGACTTCACGGCAAGTCTGAAACGGTTCAGCCCGCAGCTCTTCGCTTGCTGGCGATCATCAAAATTTGACGATTGCTAGTAGGCGCAAGGCGTTCGGTTGAACCGTTTGGGCCTTGCTGTACAGGGCGTTCGATTTGCAAGCGGCGAAGTCTGCGCGTCCGTGGTACTGGACGGCTCTAGAACTATCGTACTGAGCGAAACTTCCGTTTGGATTATCAATTCGCCTATCGGTAAACGCACCGCTTGCGTTAAATGCAAGACAAGCCGAAGTGCTGTTGGTATCCATGTCGAGCCAACCGCTGATGTCAGGCCTTGATAATCGGCATCAACCGCAGGGAGGCGGGTTGAACCGTGGCCGAATTCCCGTAAGCGTCACTGCTACGTTTCGCCTGAAGGGTGATGCTCGCAAAGCGTCCCTTGCCAGATGTACCGAAAACCGCAGGGTTATCGGTAACGTCGCCTGTTAGTGCGCGGCCATTGAAACTCATGGTTGCACCACCTGCTACGTCGGTCAAATTGCCAGTAATGTCATGCCTTGATGATTGCCATCAAGCGGAGACTGGACGGTTGCACCGTCTGAGACTGCCCGTAAAGCGCAGTGGACTTCTTCGCAGAGAAGATTAGATACGCGTGCGCAGCAGTCGTCTGATCGACGTTTGTAGCGAGTATTGGATGACCTGAATCGCCATCGCATCCGAAAGCACCGTAATTGCCGTTACTGTTTACAGGAAAGCCCCAGAACAACTTACTACCAGTAATGTCAGGTACGGATAATGGCTAGAAGCCTGACTGCCGACGGCTGTACCGTAGCAGACCTGCCGAATGTCGCCGCGCTGCGGCTAGCGGCAAACGTAATGTCCGAATACGTTTCCGTTGTCGCGTCCGAAAGGCTTGCGTTAATCGGGTGAAGTTTGCTGCCTGCATAGCCTAACGCCCCCGCGCTACCTGTCATGACGGGATAGCCCCACAAGAGCTGTTGACCAGTAATGTCAGGTTGTCGGAGTTTTTCGAAAAGCCCGAAAAATCGGTCCTTTTTCGGCACTGTGCGCGGCACAGGCTCGATTGATGCCTCGAGCCTGAACTTTTGCCTGCGGCCTAGTCGGAATCGACCTTTATGCCGGCACAACGGGCACAGTCGAAGACATAAAAGCACCACTGCGCGTAGACATTTTTCCTAGCGTCCAGAAAGTCAGAACGCTGATACGCGCGGGAAACGGCTGAACCTGTCAGATGGGCAAGACAGGCTTCAGCGACTTCATACGAGACCTCGTGGTCGGCCATCCATGAGCGAGCGATAGACCTGCACCCGTGGGCGACGAGTTTCCCTCGCAGTTCAGTTGAGTGCAGGTACTTCGCAAGCGTCTGCGAAGACATCGGCCTCGATCCTCCAGTGCCTGGAAAGATGTAGCCGGACTTCGGGTGTCTCGACACGGCTTTTGCTTCATCGAGCAGATACCTAAGCGCAGGGATGATCGGCACGCGGTGCTGGCGACGTTTCTTCATCTTCTCAGCTGGGATAGTCAGAACGTCGTTCTCGATCCACTCCAACCTGATCGAGGCAACTTCACCTGGACGGAGCATCGAGCAAAGAGACCACAGAAAGATGACCTGCATCCTGCGCGAAGCGTAGGAGATGACGCTCATGGCAGAGGAAAGTTCCTGCCAGTCAATCGCAGGCATCGGAGTTACTTCGGCAGGCGAGTAGATGCGGTTCAGTCTTTCGACGGGATTGTGCTTGATGAGGCCTGCGGCTACCGCAAGGTCGAGGATTTCACGGCATCGCATGATGACGCGCTTCAGGGTCACCTTTCGGTCGGCCTCGAGGAGCGGCTGGACGATGTGAACGATGAGAGGCGCGGTTATCTCATCGATCTGTTTGTTCTTGATATGGCGTAGTAGATGACGCTCGATCATCCTGCGCTCGTTCTCATAAGAGACGATGCGGCCACGCTTCTGATCGCACCAGATACGGAAGGCGTCGGCAAAGACATAGCCTCGCGGCGGCTCTTGTCCCCGTTCTTTTCTCTTCTGTCTGGTGATTTGACGGGCTTCTTTCAGTCCCATCTCGGGGAAGTTCCCGAGCTTGATATCCGTCACCCGCCCGAGGGTGCATAGGCGCAAGACCCATGTTTTCGCGCCAGTCGGATAGACGCGAAGCGTCAACCCGTGACTATCTGTCACGACATACCTTTTTTCACGCGGCTTCAAGGCCGCGACTTTTTTAGGAGTCAGCATGACTACTACTTCCTTCAAGAAGGCGTTCAAGTACGACGCCTCCGGTTACTTGGAACATGAGCTTTCCGTTCAGGTTGTGGACGGTGATGCACTCATGCCGCCGTCCTGCACGCTCGTTGCTCCCGTGAGCACTGGCGGCATGGATGCCTCGAAGTTTTATCGTTTCGACGGCAAGACGTGGATTGCTGAGTCGAAGCCGACGTGCGCTGCAGATCTCGTCGGTGTGGTGGTTTCTCATTATTCCCAGACGCCGCACGACATCGAAATGCGCTCGCTCATCCAGAAGTTTGCGCAGGAAGAGGGTTATCGCGAAAAGCGCGGCGAAGATCTTTCTTGGTCTGTCGAGAAGATTCCCGAAAAGACGCCCGAAGAGAAGCTTGCTGAAACTGAAGAAGAGGTTCGATCTAAGCGTGATCGCCTGATCGCGGATACGGACTACTTGCTGATGAATGACTATCCGGTCTCTAGTGAAGAACTTGAGTCTGTCAAGGCGTATCGCACTGCACTTCGCGATGTGCCTCAGCAGGAAGGGTTCCCTTACGAAGTGGTGTGGCCGGAGGTTCCGGCTGCTCTTGTTCGAGCCCGGTGAAAGGGGAAACATTGAAAAGTTGAGATGCCGCCTTCGGGCGGTTTTTTCATATGTGGGATTTGATTGTCAAGGCGATGAAAGATGCGCTCAAGGAAAAGGTGACTGAAATGACGAAAGAAGAAGTGAAGGAGTGGCTCGATAAGATCGGGGTCAAGGTCGAGCAAGTGACGGACGATCTCATCGCCAAGGTGGAGGCCCGGAAGGCTCTGCTTGATGCGGAGACACGTCGGAAGACACGCCTCTTCTGGGGGCCGGTTGGTTTTTTGGTTGGCGCGGTCGCCGGCTATGTCTGCGCGGCCTTTTTCTGAGAACTGCGGGGTCCTCTTTTTTTGAGCTTCGCGTCCCTAAACCAACGTCAACTCCCCCAAGGATATCCCTCGGGGGAGTTTTTTGTGCGCGTGTGCTTGAAGTCTCGTTAGAGACTCAAGGCATGCGGGAGGTTGCATGCCATACAGAGATTTGAGTGACGGGCAGATTCTGGCCGCTGCAAGTGGTTTTGCGGCGATCTGCGGTTGGCTTTCGTACCTGCTGAAGGTACAGGAAGGAAAGGCTTTCACATGGCGAGAGTTTTTGCTTCATGGAGCGATCAGTGCTGTATGCGGGCTGATCAGCTACGAGGTGCTTTTTTACGAAGGGTTTCCGCCGCAGTTGTGTGGGGCCTTGAGCGGCATGGCTGGGTGGGGCGGCACGCGGGTGATCCGTCTTCTTGAGGTCGTTCTGCAGAAGCGCCTTGGTCTGGATAAGGAGGATTTGAAGTGAAGAATTTTGGCGAGTATTCGGCGGAAGTCGCGATGGACTTCATCGAGGCTTGGGAGGGCTGCCGCCTGCAGGCGTACAAGTGCCCCGCCGACATTTGGACAATCGGCGTCGGTCACACGAATGACGTGACGGAGCATGACGAGATCACCTACGAGCAGAGCCGTGAGCTCCTGCGCAAGGACATCGAGGAGGTCAAGCGAGGGCTTGCGCCTTTCGTCAATGTTCACGTGACTGAAGGGCAGTTCGTGGCATTGGTGAGTCTGGCTTTTAACGTGGGCGTGAGCTACGTCGTTCACCAGTGTCCGAAGTTGATGAGAGCACTAAACGCAGGGGATGTCGAGACCGCGGCTCACGAGTTCCTTGACATCGACAAGGCGAACGGCGTTCGGCTTCCCGGCTTGACCCGTCGTCGCCAGTCCGAAGCCAGGCTTTTCTTAGGCGAGGGTGCCCTGGCGATATAAGGTGTACTAGTAGAGAAAAAGGAAAAGCCGGTCAGTTGTGGCGACTGATCGGCTTCGAGCGTTTTCTGGGTTGCATACAGAGAACTATGGAACAAAGGAAATTATATGACGATTGAAGAGCAGGTTATGGAAGTGAGAGAAAAGCAGGCGTTTTGGCAAGGCGTAGTGAGGGGCGTAATCGGATCTGCGGTGTTTTTTGCAGGGTTGGTAACCCTGATTTACTACATCGTTCAAATCGTGGACGCGCTGAAATGGGGAGTGTCAGGATTTCTGTGTCTGGGGAGGTTATTCCAGGGGCAGCCCAACGAGGCTGCCC